GAAATTATAAAAAATAAAATTGCTTTAGACTTATATAAAGTTATTGCAATGAAAATACCTCTAGATAAAGATAACAAGGCTATGTCAATATCTTATACATTAGCAGAAGAAATCACGCAAACAATACAATCATTATTACCTGAGAATATAAAAGTATTTAGTTCTCCTTTTGATTCTGAAGCTATTAATACTGATCAAGCAGAGAAATTTGATCAAATTGTAAATATAAGCAATGACAGTGTTTACGCTTCATTAGGATTGAGTCAAGGGTTGTTCGGTAGTAGTCAGGTGAAAATGGCAGCAGCATTGCAATTATCTTCTAATGTTGATTTTAATTATGTTGAGCAT